ACCGGTGGAAATACTGATACGCCCATTAGCTAATCTCGCTTCCGAATGCTTGGAATGACAAAGCATCTGCAGTAGCAGTGCTTACCGTGAGAACGTCTGCAGCACCAAGGGTAATACCTTGTGTGGCAGAGAAGAGAGAGTTGGCAGCTAGCGGTACATCTTTGAGCAGAGTGTTAGCACTGGCAGCCGTGGCACCAGCAACCCTCACGTAGACACTGAAGGTAGCTGCCTCAGCCGTTAGGTTGGTGACGTTTATTGTGCTGACTACAGTGCTAGTTGAGCTCGGCACAGTATAAAGGTCTACGTTAGTTGTGCCAGTCGGGGCAGACTGCCCTAGCACCTTGTAAGTTATCGCCATATCAGGCTCCCATCGTTAAAAAGTTTTTACTAAAGTCAGCGGCCTTGGTTGCAATGTCAGTAGCGTTAGTCTCAATTGAAGTTGAGTCAAAGCTGATGTCAGCTCCGGTCAGCACAACGGGCGAGGTGGCAGTTAAGCCTATGCCAACAGTCTCCCAAGTGGTACCGTCCCACTTCCATGTACGGTCACCTGAGGTAAATTCATCTCCGGTTGACGGAGCATCTGGGAAATTAATAGCCATGAGTATATTGTATCAGGTTGCTATCGGGTTAGAGCTAGTGCTTCAGCCTCTGTTAGACCAAGGGCAATTAGCTTATCTAGTCCCGCTTGACGGGTTGCAGCAGCTTCCGCTTGAGCAGCTTCGTCTGCTATACGCTGAGTTTCTGCCTCTGCAGCCATTGCTGTTTGTTCTTTAATTTCAGCTTTGGTTAGCTCAATTATTGACTCTCGTTGACCCTTTGGCTTGCTTAGGTCTACTACTACTTTGACTGGGGTTTCTGACATTTGTTTTCCTAACTGATTGTGTAAAGAGAAGCGGTTGTGTGTTCTAAGAATGGGTAACTTGCCCCAGATTGAGGCTCTACTAGTAACGATGTTATAGCTGCAGTATTATCCCAGATTGTCGCATTTATGTTTTGAAGTGCGCTTGTGTCATTGTTTTCATTGACAGAATCCGTTGAAATACTTTTAGCGGTTGAACTTGCATAATTGCTAATGTAAATAGCGGCGTTTCCAAAAGTGTTTGCGGTAGAGCTACTACGATTGATAAAGCCTACTTGCACCGTTTCCGTTGTTGCAATAACGCTGCTCCCAGTCCCGGTAAGACGTAAGCCCGAAAAGTCTGAGTTGCTTCCATTTAGTTGCATCCAAAGTGCTTGAACTGTGTTGGCTCTGGCTGATAAAAGAACCAAAAGGTCTTTACCATCTTGCGGTATCCCTGTGAACTCGATAGAAGCCGCCCCACCTGACCCGACTGTGATTGTTTCTATTAGTGTCATTGTCATTTAGACCACCGTCTTAGCTATCCCGTATAAATTAAATGTTGAGCCTGAAACAAATGAATCAGCATTTGAATCAGTTATGGCTAAAGAGGTAATAGCCGCAGTGCTTGCCCACCTGTTTGCATACATACCAGTGCTTAAAGAAGTAGCGTTGGCTCTTACTAAAACACTTTTATGTTTGTCAGTTGCGGCATAATCCATAATTTGAGCAATGTTTACAGCGTCGGAGACGTTTGACGTGAAACCAGCTATTACAGCGTCATAAGTTCCAGCAGAGCTGATTGCGCTTGAGCCAGAGACTTGCGCTCGGACATAACTATAGCCAGAGCTTGAGCCATTGAATCTGACTTTAATAAAACTTCCAAAGCTTGAAACAGAATTTACAACCAAAATCAAATCCCCGTAGCTCTGGTCAATAGAACTGAATGTCACGCTTGAAGCTGCTGTCGCTAGTGTCGTGCTTGCTAGTAGGTCGTATGTTGGTGTTGGCATTTATGCCCCCTTTATTCCGTAGAGTGAGAAGCGGCAACCAGCTACCCAACTATTACTATCATCTGGAAAAATGTTGATTGAAGTAATGGGGTCTGTTACTCTCCAAAGGCTTGAAAGTAATAAAACACTTCCAAGACTATGCCCACTTAGAGAGCGTACTGTGGTGTTTTTTGTCGAACTAAACGCATCTAAAATATCGCAAGTGGTACTTGCAAAGTTACCCGATACAGTTTGATTCGTTGAGCTTAAACCCATATATATGCCTGCATAATTCGCAAAACCTGACGAAACGCTGCTACCGTTACCTACTAAACGGTGAAAACTGTAATTTGAAGATTCGCCGTTAAATCGCATTAGAGCAATAGCAGAATGTAGGCTGGTTCTTGTGTCCCTATGAACCGCTCGAATCTGCAAGTGAGCATAATCCGAGTAAGACCCTAGCCCTGAAAAAGTAATGCTTGAAGTTGTGCTTGTTAGCGTTGTTGTTTCTAGTAGGTCGTAAGCTGGCACGCCGCCACCACCTGCCGCTTGGGAGTTGAGTATCCCTAATAACATCAAACTCATTTAGACCGCCGCTATGTTACCGATTAGTCTGTATTCGTCAGTTGCCACGCACAAAAGAGTCGCTGCTGAATACTGAGCGCCGATGGTGAAGCTGCCTGAAGTTGTTGAGACTTCCGCTGCCTTGATTGTTGCACCGCTTGCGGTCACAGTAAGCGCACCTGAGCCGTCTGCAATTATGTCCACCCTTGCGCCAACTGTAAAGTCCGAGCTTGCATTTACGGTTAGGACAGTTGCCGAGCCGCTAGTGAACTGAAGTGTCTTGCCTTCGTCTGCTGCTGTAGTAAGTGTTCGGGCTGTCGTTGCATCTGTGACAAAGCTTGCAAGCTTGCTGTCTGCTAGCTTAGTATCTACTTCAGCAGAGGTATCGTAATCAGCTAATTTAGTATCGACCTCCGCAGAGGTATCGTAATCTGCAAGCTTAGTGTCGACCTCTGAGGAGGTGTCGTAAGCCGAAAGGTCAATGCTGACAGTGCTTGTTCCAGAGTTGTAAGCAAGGGGGGCCGTGGCTGCAGCTACACCGCTTGTGCCATCGTCACCCTTAATGCCGCCGTATGCCAATGAAGTCCACGCTGTAGCGCCGTCTCCAAGCTTAAACTTGTCAGTGTCTGTCTCAACGCCGAACTCTGCGACTGCAAGAGTCGGGTTTGCAGCTGTCCACTCGGAAGCTGTGCCCCGTCTGAATTGAATATTAATTGCCATTACACGCCTCCAGCGTCAATCGATGTTATTCCAATATATACTGAGGATGGCGTTCCACCGTCAATGTTTGCTAATGCCGGTCCCGCCGGCCCCTGTGGTCCTGCTGTTCCTGCAACTGCCTCAACCCAAAATTCATCATACCTAATGTAAAGGATTCCGTCTGAAGAATCCCACCAGAGAGTGTTTGCTTCTGCATCCGCTGGTGGTGAGTCTGAAACTTCTACTGATGCACCGCTTGATGCGTAAGCAAGAGAGGTCCAAGCAGTTGAGCCGTCACCGATTTTAAGCTTGTTGCTATCTGACTCGAAGCCAGCTTCACCAGCCGCAAGGGTTGGGTCAGTACTGGTCCAGTTAGCAGCTGTATCTCTACGCAGTTTTATGACAGTTTGTGCTGGCATTAATCAGTCCTTAAATTCAAGTTCAATTCTATCATGCAGTCCCGCCGTCTATTACCAAAGAATCCTGGTCAAGCGAAATTGTGGAGCTTCCAGAGTTGTAAACTATTGGAGACGTGGCGCTGAGAGCTCCTAAGCTGCCCGTGTCACCCTTTGGAATCGTAAAGTCAAAGACTGCAGCGCCGCTGGTTCCCGTGTTACTAATCAGCACAGAGGAGCCGGCATTACCAGTAGACACGTTTCCTACGGCAATAGTTGCAGCATCTCCTTGGATTCCCTGCTCGCCCTGAAGGGCTAGAGTAAACCAGTTAGCTGCAGATGATGATGGCTCTTCTCCGACAGGAGGGTTGCCAGACGCAAACCAAGATGCACTATTGTGGAAGACAGCATCGTTGTTTACATAGTCAACTGAGTTGTCCCAATTGCCCTGCCAGTTAAGTCCAGTTGCTCCAGTGTTTCCAGTTTCACCCTGGATACCTTGAATACCTGCTGGTATCTGGAAGTCAAAGACAGCCTCGGCACTTGTGCCGCTGTTTGAAACCGTGGCTGGCGTAGCGTTTGTAACGCTAGATACATTGCCCACCGCTATGGTCGCTGCAGCGCCCTGGGGAATCTCGAAGTCAAATACTGCTTCGGAGGTTGTACCAGAGTTTGCAACCGTGACAGGCTGACCGGGAGCGACAGTATCTACTGTGCCGACAGCTATCGTTGCAGCTTCACCTTCTGGGATTCCGAAGTTTATAACCTGCTCTGGAGAGGTTCCCGTAATCTGCACAGTGGCATCAAGGCTAGGGTCAAGTGTGGTTACTGTGCCAACTGAAAGAATGTTAGATGGGCCAGTAGGTCCCACTATGTAGAATGTTCCGTTAGCAGCAGCGACTGGTGCAACTACAGTTAGGTCAACCTCTGTTTCAGATGGCAGCTCGAAGCTAAACGAGTTGACCGGTACTGGCACATCGTTTGCATCGGTAAGCCTAAAGTCAACCTTCCAGGTCCAGTCAACTGGATTAATGTCTGGGTCATCTGTGGCTACAAGCCTTACGCCCTTATTGCCATCGCTGCCAAGGAGGTAACCGTCTACATCAAGCAAACACTCTACATTTGCAGGAAGGACGGTTACAGGATTTGGACTTGCTAAAGCGTCAAGAAGTTTTATTGGGCTTGGCTGAAAGTAAAGAGTTCCCTTAGCTGGGATTCCATCTGGATTGGGGTCAGTGTCCGGACCATCGGCGTAGGCAAGCAGGAACTGTGCGACTACAGTTCCATAACTAATGTTTGTGGGTAGGGCCATTGTCTTATTCTACCATTCCTAGGCGTTTCCGCCATCAATTACTGTTCCATCGAATGTGCCGGTTTCACCCTGTACACCTTGCTCACCCTGAATGCCTTGTTCGCCCTGTATGCCCTGTATACCCTGTATGCCCTGTGAACCAGTTGCACCTTGGATTGCTAGTGGAAACCAATTTGCAGCACTGTCTGTTGGTTCTTCTCCGACTGTTGGGTCTCCTGAAGCAAACCATGAAGTTCCGTTATAGTAAACAGCATCATTGTCTACATAGTCAGCAGTGTTGTCCCAAGTCCCTTGCCACTCAATACCGGTAGCTCCGTTTGCGCCTGTTGCGCCCGTAGCACCCGTTTCACCTTGTGAACCAGTGTCCCCTTGAACTCCTTGGATACCTTGGGTTCCCTGAATACCTTGGGTGCCCTGAGCTCCTTGCTGGCCGTCTATCCCGCCGTAGGGCAGGTCGTTCCACGCCTCAACTCCGTCGCCTATTTTAAAGCGGCTGGTGTCAAGCTCAATGGCAAGTTCGCCCTGCGCCAGAATTGGATTCCCTGCAGTCCATTCACCCGAAAGGCTCCGTCTGAATTGTATTCTAGTTGCCATTACACACTTCCGCCGTCAATGGGTAGTAACCCGCCGTATACACTATTATACACTCCGCACTCTATCGTATTGATTCCAAAAAACATCTCATTAGCAGTTCCTGCGTCTAAGTTTGTGTTCAGTGGAGGACCCTCAGGCCCAACCAAAGTAGCAAGCCACTGAGACTCACTACCACTAAAGCCATTAAGCTGTGCAACCTGATATGCACTTAAACCAGTTAGCCCGTCAGAGCCACCGCCACCCGATGCCCCAGGCTTTCCTTTTTCTCCATCTCGCCCGGCTTCTCCCTTAAGAGAATCAAGCCACTGCTGTTCGGTCCCGTTAAACCCAGCAGCAGTTGCAATCTGGTAAGCTGTTAATCCGTCTGGGCCAACTGCACCAACAGGGCCCCGTGTTCCCATTGGGCCACTAGCACCTAAGTCGCCTTTGTCACCATTCGGTCCTACTGGACCAACTGGACCCTGTTCGCCCTGAGCACCTGTCTGACCTTCTACTCCTTGGTCACCATCTTCACCCTGAAAGCCCTGTTCTCCTTGAACGCCTTTTTCACCTTGGACGCCTTGCTCACCTTGCACACCCTGTTCACCAGTATCGCCTTGCTCACCGGTTTCACCTTGGCTGCCAGCTTCGCCTTCTGGTCCCTGCTCGCCTTCGTCACCCTTAGGACCCTGAGGTCCTTGAGGACCAGCTGAACCAGCCCCTCCGGTAGCACCACCGCCACCGGTCTTTTTGTCAATCCGGACTATTTCTTTTTCTACCTTTTCGCCCCAGTCCTCAGACTGTACTGGCAGGTTGCTATCCGGGAATATAATCATCGTCCCACTATTCTATCAGTCAACATAGAGAAGACCCACCCCGGAAAACTGAATCTCAACGAGGTGGGTCCATTGTGCATTATTGAGATGCGAAGGAGGGCCGCAACTCAATACATTATACCATAACGCCTAGAAGTCCCAGTCGCTATCTTCTGTGCTTTCGTGCTTTGCAATCACGTAAGATGAGCCAGAGCCAGAGAAGAAGTCGTGGTTCTCATCTCCAGTAGGCGAAAGGGCCGAAAGAATAGCCGCACTAACCTCACAAGCGTCCTTAGGAAACAGGGCTTCAAAGCCTAGGTTCATTAGAGCCTTGTTGGCGTTATAATGCAAGAACTTCTTTACATCCTCAGTTAGGCCCATCTCATCGTACAGGTCGGCAGTGTACTTGATTTCGTTCTCGTACATCTCCTGCAGAAGCTCATAGGTGTAGGACCTAATGTCATCCTGCCTTGAGTTATCCATCTCGGCATAAGCAAGCTGGAACTTGTAGCCAATGTAGTAACCATGGATAGCTTCATCACGAATGATTAGCCGAATCAAGTCAGCGGTGTTGGTTAGCTTTGCTCTGGAGGACCAGTACATCGGCAAGTAGAAACCAGAGTAGAACAAGAAGCTTTCCAGCAGGGTAGAAGCAACCTTGCGCTTTAGTGGGTCATTGCCCTTGTAGTAGCCAAGCACAATGTCTGCCTTCTTCTGCAGGTACTCGTTCTCTTCGCTCCAGCGAAACGCTTCATCAATCTGCTCTGTGCTGCAAAGAGTTGAGAATACCGAAGAGTAGCTCTTCGCGTGAACGCTTTCCATAAAGCTGATGTTGGTAAGCACAGCCTCTTCGTGCTGGTTCCTGGCGTCAGGTATCAACGCCACAGCCCCGACTGTGCCTTGGATTGTGTCAAGCATGGTGAGCCCAGTAAAGACTCGCATGGTTAGCACCTTCTCGCTCTCGGTCAGAGTAGACCAAGACTGTATGTCATTTGAGATGGCTATCTTCTCAGGCAGCCAGAAGTTCTGGGTGAGCCTGTTCCATACATCTAGGTCTACTGAGTCTTCAATTTTATTCCAGTTAATCGGTCTTGTTACAGTTGGCAAGAAACACAGCCTTCCACTTCGGTGCCCTCTAGGGCAAGTTGACGAATACGAATATAGTAAATAGTTTTGATGCCCTTTTTCCAAGCGTAAATCTGAGCTCGGTTAACATCTCTGGTAGTAGCGGTATCTTTAAAGAACAGGGTTAGCGATAGCCCTTGGTCAACGTGCTGCGTGGCAGCCGCGTAGGTATCGATAATCTTCTCAGGCCCAATCTCGTAAGCATCCTCGAAGTACTCCATGTTATCATTTGCTAAGAATGGTGCTGGATAGTACACACGCCCCAGCTTGCCCTCTTTACGAATCTCAATCTTAGAAGCGATAGGGTGAATCGAACTGGTTGAGTTGTTGATGTAAGAGATGGAGCCAGTCGGTGGCACAGCTTGCAAGTTCTGGTTGTAGATACCGTGTGCCTTGACAAAGGCCTTTAGCTTGGTCCAGTCCTTCTGTGTTGGAATCTCAATCTCTGCCTTTGCAAACAACTTGGCTACTCGCTTTGTTGCTGGCTTCCATTCCTGGCTGATGTACTTCTCAAAGTACTCACCAGTTGCATAGGTTGAGTTCTCGAAGTTGTCAAACGCCTGGCCCTTTTCCTTCGCTATGTTGGCAGATGCCTTTAGTGCGTGGTAAAGAACGGTGTAGAAGTAGATGTTGGTAAAGTCCAACGCCTCCTCTGACCCGTAGTGAATCCTTTCCTTACCCAAGTAGCCGTGGAGATTCATCTGGCCCAAGCCAATTGCGTGGCTCTTGCGATTGCCCTCCGCAATTGACATTACCGAGTCGATGTAGCTAAGGTCGCTCACAGCTGTCAAGGCCCGGATTGAGGTCTCAACGGTCTTAGCAAAGTTGTCAGACTCCATTGCCATAGCAATGTTTAGCGAGCCAAGGTTGCAGGAGATATCCTTCCCAATGTCCTTGTAGCTGAGGTCATTGTTATAAGTAGTAGGAGTGTTGACCTGAAGAATCTCAGAGCAAAGGTTAGACATATTGATGCGGCCTGCGATAGGGTTAGCTTTATTCACAGTGTCTTCGTACATAATGTAAGGGTAGCCGGACTCAAACTGAAGCTCTGCGATTCGCTCAAACAGGGTACGTGCCCTTATCTTGGTCTTGGTAATTCGTGCGTCATCAACCATTTCCTGGTACTTTTCTGTGATTGAGATGTCAGACAATGGAACGCCGTAGACTTTTTCTACATCGTAAGGTGAAAACAAGTACATATCTTCGTTGGTCTTTGCAAGTTCTACTGTAATGTCTGGAACAGTGATGCCAATAGATAGCGTCTTTATGCGAGTCTTTTCGTCGGCGTTCTCACGTTTGGTGTCCAAGAACCTCATAATGTCTGGGTGGTGGGCACTCAAGTAGACGGCCCCCGCGCCCTGACGGGCCCCTAATTGATTGGCGTAAGAGAAGCTGTCTTCCAAAAGCTTCATCACAGGGATGATGCCGGATGACTGGTTTTGTATCTTCTTGATTGGAGCACCGGTCTCGCGAACATTGGTCAAGTTAAGCGCAACTCCACCCCCACGCTTTGACAGCTGCAGAGAGGAGTTAATTGCCCTGGCGATTGATTCCATGTTGTCTTCCACGCGAAGCAAGAAGCAGGAAACAAACTCGCCACGCTGAGCCTTGCCAGCGTTAAGGAAGGTAGGAGTTGCTGGCTGGAACCGACCTGAGATAATCTCATTTTTAACCTGAGTTGCCAGCTTCTGGTCACCCTGTCCCAGCATTAGGGACGTCATGACTACTCGGTCCTCGAAGCGTTCTAGGTAGCGTTCGCCATCGAATGTCTTCATCGCATACTGAGTGTAGAACTTGTAAGCACCAAGGAAGGACTCAAAGCGGAACCCGTAATCGTAAGCAGACTTGAACAAGCTCTTAATAAATTCTGGTGTGTACATTGCCAGCAGCTCTGGGTCGTAGTACTCGTTCTCAACTAGGTAGCCCAGCTTCTCTTCCAGCGAATGAAAGAACACAGTGTTCTGGTTAATGTTCTCTAGGAAGTAAGCCTTTGTTGCTTCCTTGTCTTTGCCGAACTGGATTTTGCCATCCGCGTCCCAAAGGTTCAGCTGTGCGTTAAGCTCGTGGTAGGTGCTTGTCAATTTTATTCCTCACTCTTTCGATGTCTTCTGGCGTTCCGAATATCTCTACTCGGTCCAAGATTGGAACGCCTGTCTTCTTTGATATAATTTCTGCAGCTTTGCAATAATGCTCACCGAAGTTTGTGTTACCCGTACCGATTATCCCCTTGAGGTGTCCTCTGTTGCCAGAGCTATTTAGGAACTTTACAACCTGCTTAGGCACAGTGCTGTTGTCATTCCCGCCGCCGTATGTAGGGGTAACCAATATAAAGTCTTTATCGACTTCCAGAGGAGATGCAGAATCCCAGCTAAGAGGTATTCTCTCTGCTGGGAAACCTAGCTTCTCCACAAAGCGTTTAGTGTTACCGCTTACGTTAGAAAAGTAAACTATCAAGCTGCCTTAAGCGTGTCCAGTCTGTCCATACGGAAACCGCTCCAGTGGCTGTCTCCTGCCACGACTATGGGTGCGGCGGTGTATCCCATCGTCTTTACGATTTCCATCGCTCCTGGGTCATCCTGGAGCTTTACCTCCTCGTACTCTATGTCAAACCTCTTTAGATACCTCTTTGTGCTGTCACATTGGACACACGACGGCAAAGTATAAACCATAACTTTAGACATTAAATCCTCCTTTTTCTCCTGTTGGTCTATTATTATACAACTGTCCTGAAAACAGAAAATCCCCACCCCGAAGGGTGAGGACTTCCGAACCAAGAAAGGTTATTTACTAGGAACCGGCTCCTGTTGACACAATGGTTCCGGTTGGAACGATGAAGCCACCGGTAGCGATGTGACGGATTCTCATCTCGAAATCATCGTTGTCGAATGAACCATCGCGAGCAGGTACGTCTCCGCCACCCAGGAAGGTTCCACCGTTCATCTTGATACGAAGCTCAGGAGTCTCGTATCCACGTAGGAAGCCTAGTGCTAGGTTAGGGTTAAGGGACTGACCAACCACTGGGATTAGGAACCAGTAGGCTCCGGCACCAGAGTTAATCTTGGTCAACCAGTCGTTTACAACAATCTCAACCTGAGTACCGATTGGGTTGCCGCTCACTAGTGAGGTGACAGTCGAGCCAACTGTGGTCTCGGTGCGAACTGACTGGATTGCAAGAATCTTGCGAGCAGTCATTTCAAGTGCACGAGGTACCACTAGCGCAAATCGGCTAATGGTTGTGATTGGGCCACCCTGGTAGGTCTGCAAGTTGGCTGCTTCAATAGCTGCCTCTAGAGTGTTAATGTCTAGAGCACCGTTGCCTGCAAGCAGGTTCTGGTTAGCGGACTTGAAGTTGTCAGTGTTTAGTCCAGAGGACGAAACTAGCTGCTTGGTTACTTCTTCGTCTTCTTTTCCAGCTGCCTTCTGAGCAAGCTCAATAGGTAGACGCTCAAGTAGACCAATCTGTCCATCGTTAACGATTGTCTCCCATGAGAAACGTACACGAGTACCGGCCTTCTTAACAGCCATCGTGCTTTCGGTAACATCGAACCAGCCGGCAGTTGGGTACTCGTCGTACTCGGCAACGGTAGGTAGTGAACCTGGACGGAAAGTATCTCCGGCGTTGTCTAGTCCTTCGTCATCGTACTTCATTGCCTGGAAGGTTACTGGGCGGAAGTCGTCAACAACCAAACGGGTTGCAAACTGGTCCCATACCTTTGGCAGTGCTGCGTAGTTTTCCAACATAATCTTGTTGAGCGTTGGGTTAAGTAGCACTGGTAGGTCGGAGGTTGAAATGCCCTCCTGTAGTTTTAGCTTGTCCTGACGGTCTCCGCGAAGAGCTCCCTCAAGTAGCTTTGCTGCCTCAATGTGGCGAGCTGTAATTTTCTGAGTCATATTTATTCCTATCGACTAAGCTGCTGCGTCGGCTGAGTTGGCAACCAAACGGGCTACAACGTATCCAGTGCCTGATTTGACACAGTGTCCGATGAACTTGTTGTCGGTTGCTGTTGAAGTCACAGCGTCGTCGGAGTCAACGTAAACGTTTGCCCCTACCGCAATGTCGTCGTTTGCTGTTACAAACTTGAATACACCATCAAGTTTGAGAGTGGTGTAGTGGTTTCCATCTTCACCGGTGAATGCGTCTTCCATTGCCACGCCAACTACAGTTCCAACAGACACTACGTCTCCTGAATCAACTGTTGATGCGACAGGGAATACTAGTTCGCTACCAATTGCGTAAATCTCGTTGAGAGCCATTTACTATCTTCCTTACTTCTTAGAGATTCGGTTGACAATAGCGTCAAACTCGTCTGCGGCGGTCATGCTAGGTGTTGCTTCCTCGATGACACCGAAGGTGGCACTTGGAACTGAACTCGACTCGGAAATTGCAGTGACGTAGTTCTTCTCGTCAGCAATTAGCTCATCAACATTCTTTTGGTTAAGCTCGCTTTTTAGGGTCTCTGCTATTCTAGCAAGGGCCATAGTAGGCAAGCGTGATTCGTTGAACTTCACAGCCACATCAACGGGGTTAATAGCTTCGGTGACCTCTTCAGGTTCGCCCTCTACTTCTTGACCCTCGGCAGGAGTGGCAGCCTCTACTAGGGCCGAAATCGACTCGCGTAGTGGTGTGAGAGCTTCAACAACGGTAGTCTTAAGGTCTAGCATAGCAGCCTCAAATTCTTCCTTTGTAATCATACTTTCATTTCCTTCCGATAGGGACTCTGACACCTGTGCGGCATCTTCGTCCTTCTTTATGTAGCTTTCAAGTAGAGTCAAGAATTTTCCTCCAGCTCCGGCTACGGTAACGACATCTACGCTCGTTAGTGGGTCTGCCACTAGAGATTCGATGATTGGGCCTTCTCGCCCTTCTGCTTCTCCGGCACTGGCTTCACCAAATGCGTGGATAGACAAACCTACATCCCCAGCCATCTCCTTTATAATAGGAGCGTAGTGGGAATAAAATTCAATATCTGCGACAAGACCGTTCTCGGAAAACACGGCATCGCTAACAAGTTTACCTGCTAGCTGGTGCACGTCTCTTTCGGGACGGTCAGATGACTCAGAGTTTGATGGATGGTTCATAAATACTTTGGTGCCCTTTTTGAATACCTGTGGTCCGTATTCCTGAAGGACGGCAGGGGCGTAGTACCCTGATGAGCCCCATCCGGACTCAATAACTTTTACACGCCACTTATTGCCCTTGGTCTCTACCGGGGCAAATGTAACGGACTCGTTTAACTTAATAGTCATAAATCTCCAATGAAGTAATCACTAGGAATTATTATACCATGCCATTATGCAGTTGGTGCTGCGTCCGCCTGAGCTAGGTCTTGTGCGTTGTCTTGCATTGAACCAGCAACTCCAGTGTTACCCTGCGAAGGTACAACGCTAGACCCGGTCCCAGAGCCTCCCTCTGATGGTGGGCCTAAGTGCAGCTTAGGAATGTCAAGTGTCTCGATAACTGCCTCGCGATATTCATCGTCCCAGATAGCGTTTGTCTCTTTCGCAAGGGCAAGTGCTTGCATCAATCTTTGGCTTGGCTCAGACTCAATTTTTGGCCAGTTTATCTGTGGGTCTTTGGCCCCGATGAAGTTAAGGACTCTCCTGTAGAACTGGGTCCAAATTTGCTGGCGAGCTTCCATTGCCTTAAGGGTCGGTACGTCAAGTGTAGCAGCGGTGCCGTAGGCACCCGCAGTTCCAGGGTCCGATAGCAAAGCAACCACGGATACCTCTAGTGCGGAAGCTACCATAGAACCAAGTGGCCTGCCGTCTGTTAGGTCGACGCTGCCGCCACGAGGCATCGAGCTGAGCTCCATGTCTGCGCCCATTACAGCTGTGGAGCCGGCACCCGGAGGCGTAGCGATTGCAGCGGCTGCGTTAGCAACACCAGTCTTGGTCTTTGACTTTAGCTGCCATGCAAACATGGACAAAGCCTTAAGCATTCTTGAGCCGTCTTTTAAATACTCGTTGTAAGCGTGTGCCCAAGGCACTGCTGGCAAAGCATCTGGCACACCAAAGACTCTACCGGCTCTACGATTAACTCTACTTGCAAACATCCTAAAGGTTGCGTCTACTGGGTCATCTGCAATCCTTGCAACAAACCTACCGTTTAGCGGGTTGTAGGTGTCAGTTGGATACCAGACCTTTAGCTCTTGGTCGCGGTTCCCAGCACCGCCTAGGTCCTGAGCCTTGCGAGTCCAGCTGCGCCTGTAGTACCAGATGTCCTCCGGGTTGTCAGGGTTGGTCACCACTCCCGTAATCTCTGTAAAGGGAATCCTCTGGAACTGTTTAGTCGACAGGCTGCCCAGCACAAAGAACTGGCCATCAGTAAAGTGGCTACGCTCGTTTATGGTCTGTGCCTCGGAGCTAAACAGTACGTCCTGGTTAAACTGGTCATCGATGTATTTCTGGATTCTAGGTGCAAGGATACCAAACGATACTCCCTTGCCAAACACATAACTTGAACGCAAAGCGCAACCACGCTTCAGCAGCGGGTTACCTTCTGCCAGTTCTCTGATTCTACCTGAGGCATCTTTCAACTGGTCAAGAGTAAACCCATCTGTGCCCGCAGCAACTGAGATATCATTCCAGCCATTGTCATCGAATGCCATGACCGCTTGAGTCATTGATGCGTAAGACTCCCGCAAAAGCTCATTTTCTGCTGACATTGCGTCAAATTCCTGGGTAAATTTCTTCAAATCCATATTAAAAGTCCTTTAAAAGTCGATAACACTATTCTACCAGATACTTACCAAGACCAAACCGAGAGGAAAGGGTCTTCCTTTTCCATGCTTGCGTAGTCATAACTCACAGTATCGCCCGGCTTCTTGTCAAGCCACGGACTACCAAGCAGTCCACTCATGTCGGCACAAGCGTAGACCGCAGCGTCCAGCGAGTCAGGTGACTTTACGCCCCGGCTTCTCATGTCATCCTTGGATTCAATCTGGATGGCACCCTTGGCGTTGAACTTGTACCTAATCATCAGTACCTCTTCAAGCAGGAGCTTGTCATCAGGGTCTAGGTCTATCTTGTTCCCCGCGAGACCTTCTTTAAGTGCATCGTAATTAGCTGCCCTCGCATTAAGCCAGCGAGTGTTATCAGGGCTAGCAGCAGAACCCAAGATAGAAATAACAATATACTTCCCATCACAAAGAGAGGCAACAATGTCAACGACAGGACCACCAAGGCCAGCAGCGTCAATACGAACTTCAGATACTCCATTGTCTATCGCCAATCTATGTATGCGAGTTGCGGTCTCAATGGCAGTTGCCTTGGACCAACTATCTAGGCGGCGCAGCCGTCCGCCGCGATTTATGTAAACTACAGAATCGTCCTCACCAAAGCGAGCGATGTCAGCACCCAGTACGGCTCGCTGCTCAAAGTCCTCTGGAAAGTCAGAGTCTATACCTCTATCTATGTTGGTCTGTGTAAAGAATGTGTTCTCAGCTTCGTCTGGGAACTCAGCCAGAATCTTGGACTTGAACCTAGTGGACTCTTCGCCCCATGAAATCTTCTGGCGCTCAACCCACTCCTTCTGGATTAGCAGTGGCAGCAGCTCAGGTGGTACCTCGTGCTTCTCGTCCGTGAAGTTAGGAGTGTCGTAGGCGCTAATTTTAATCTTATTCCAGGTTGGGTCATCTCGGAATATCTTGTGGAACGGCGTACCCCTGTTGTCCGGGTTGCCGATGGCTAAAACCCTAGCGTCCTTTGTGTTGGTAACAGCTTCAGTAGCCGTATACAAATCTTCTGGGATACCACCGGCCTCATCCAGGATTACCATAACGTATCTACGGTGGATACCCTGGAACGCAGACACGATGTCCTTGTCGGCTGGCCTTCTACCGAATGCAATTACAGTTCCGTCATCTAGCTTCCACTCTTGGCCTTGAGTAATGTAGCCGGGCATCGCGTGACCGTTGGCCTTGGCCAGTTTAAAGTTGTCTTGGATTTCACGGAAGAGCACACGTGCAATCTGTACATAAGTAGGTGCGGAACAAATCAACGCAACCTCGTATGGGTCGTGAGTAGCAATCCACCAAACAGCAAGCATACCCGCGAGACCAGACTTGCCGGCACCATTACAACTAACTACAGCCGTGTGGCTGTGGTCTACAATGCTGTTTGCAATCTCGCGCTGCTTGCTCCACAGGTGCTTGCCCAATACCTCTTCAACCCATAGAGCAGGGTCAACCAAGTACTCCGCCTTCTTGCTGCGTTTCCTCAGGTCCTCAATTACCGAATCTATAACGCTGTCAATCATTTATACTCCGTTGAGTAGAATCCTGGCCCCTTAAATACAATACTCTTAGGCGCACTTATTACTCTATACATTTTACCATTGCACCTACCGCAGGTTACATCTGGGTAAACGCCCATTGCGTGAGACCGTTCCTCGACGTGTGCCTTGTCGCAGGCGTAATCATAAACCGGCATCGTCTCTCCAGTTCCTAACAATCCAGTCCTCGGTGTGACGCAGCTTGTCAGCAAGTTGGCTTACCTGGGCTTGCTTACGCTTGGCTATCTCATCTGCCAAGTAGAACTGTGCCTTCTCTAGGTCCTGAATTGCATCGTTCTTTAAGTCTGCTCTCCAGATATACTTCATCACGTTGCCGAGGTTGTAGCCCATGTGTCGTGTTATGTCGATTGCCTCGACGCCACTTTGGTGACTGGTGTAGTGCTTTGGGTGGTTTACTAAGTCTGTCATCTCTGTCCTTTTGGTAGTGTAGCAAGGGTGTAAAAGGTAGTGTTTACAATCGTTTAGCCCTCTAAACAATCGCAAGCGGTTTGATAACACTTGTAACCCTAAAGTTACTTTTGCGTTTGTGCGGTATAGGTTACATTCCACTATTGTGGACTGTTGTCCATTTTTATGGATGCTGGTTTTTATGTTTTTGTGGATTGTCAGGAAACTACCGTTTTCGGTATAGTTCTGACACTGTTTTCTTAGTCATAATCTCTGACCGTGTTTTCTTAGTCATTGTCTCTGCCCTCAATCCAGGTGATTACCTTCTGAAGAGTTGAAACGCTATACTCATCATTATGGGCAAGTACATCACATTGCAAGTCTCTTAGGTAGTCAACAATCTGCTCACGTTCTTTTTGGGCACCGGACTCTACTCCGCTTACGAAGTACTTCTTATAGTTCATGTCCTTCATGTCTACTATCAAATCTCATCCTCCAGCTCATACTTAGCCAGTTGCAATCCTTCAGCTACCAGCCCGTCCAGTTCAGACAGGCTTACCTCTGGGTATCGCTCCCGCAGTTCCTTCTTGGCAAAGTTAAGTGCTGCATCCATTGCCCTTAGTAGTATCCGCTGCTGGAACATTGTCAGCTTTAACAGGTTCTCATCCAGCACAAGCTGCTGAGTGTCCAACCGCTTCCCGATTACCTCTAAAGTTCTTAGCAACGTCCTGGCCGCGTCCGGGTCTCCGCCATCTATGGCCTGCACCCGCAGGCTTTCTTTTAGTTCGTGCAGTTCCGCAAGCAGCAACTGGCGCTGCTCCATCTCGTTCCATACATCTCTACTAGCCAGCAGTTCTTTGACCTTGTTCAGTGCCTGGGCTGCAGGTATACCAGTAATCGCTTCTATCTCATCGCCAGACTTACCACCAGCTGCTGCTTTTAGCAGGATGTCGTCTATTACTGATACCGCTTTGCTCACAGTCCTGTTATCCTTTTGTCTGCTGCCTCGTCTTCGGGCAAAGAGCTCTTTAATGCCTTGGCCAGTAGGTCTTCTAGCGTCTCTAGCCGCACAGATAGCATCCCAACGTAGCCAGCTAGGTCATCGAACGCCTGCCTGACATCGTTAAGGTCGCTTCCCTCTGTGGTTTGTTCTGGTTCTTCTGTTAATCCTCTTGACATTGTGTCCTTTACTTTAAAGATATAGTGGCCTTAGGTTAAAAGTATAGCAGAATTTTTTACACATATCTGTTTTGTGTAAAAAATTAGCCGAAATTTTTACAGGTTATCCTAGTTGCCTGGCCTGTTTTTCTCTAGGTTTTCTTTCATCTCGCGGTCCTCTATGAGCCTCACAGAGTGGGTGCAAGGGTCTTCTCCCTCTTCCCACTGTATCTCTTCTGCCTCAGTTAGCGGGTCACCGTCATGAGTCGCACAATAGGAAGGTGTGCAATACCCTTTGTCTACGCCGTACTTAATCCACTGTGTGATGTTCATGTTGGGTGGCCTTCCTCTATTGTATCGCGGTAAGCGGTGATGGCTTCATCTATCAAGTCCCATGCCTCGTAGTCTGGCCCCATCTCGAAGTAAACCTCCCAGCTGGAATCACCCTCGATGTCAGTAAAGACCGCCATCCAGACCTCTATTGTGTCCTTTTCTTGTCCGGCATCCACGATGCTGAGGGCAAGTGTGTACTGGCCAAAGCCTGACATTGAAACTGTAATTTCGCTCATGGGTATATCTTACCACGTGTATCGAAAAAAACCAAATCAAAAATATATTACACACGGTTGTGACCCGGCTACAGACGCGCCCCTGCCCCAATAAAATAGTTTCTTTCGGTCACCTAAAACTTGCGCTCTAGTCGGCCTTGTGCCATGCTTGTAACAACAACAAGGCAACACTAAACGAAAGAAGAAACTAATGGATTACAGCAAAGTAATCGCAGAATTGCGTAACGCAATAAAAAGTAGCGAAAGCAACTTAGTAAACCAAAAGCTAGGAGAACTGGCCGTTTACTTACTCACATTACAAGAAACTGGCAATTATGTAATTGCTCAAAGGACGATGGAAGAATGGTGGAACTAATGGAAGAACTAGACACTACAATTGACGACTTACTAGCCGAGCTAGTCGCTGAAGGTGACTACTTGGCAGACTAGGGCTAGGGCCTTAGGCGGGGTGCAATTCCCCGCCTAGTCACGATTAGGCAATTTGCCTAACACAATGGAGGAAAACACAATGCAAGATAACTACAAGACAATTGCAACCAAGTTGGCTAACCGCGAAAACTTCCGCGGCAACTCTATGTCTGGCGCTTGGCTTGACTCGACACAATACGCCGTCTTCAGCTACTCTAGCCAAATTGCCGTTATTGACTTAGCTTCTGGAATTATGGGCGAATTGCCGACACAACGCGGAAGCGTTACAACATCACGCCACCGCAACCTAGTCAAAAGGGCCTGGGGTATCTAATGGCTAAGCGACTAGATAGCAACCGAACACCTAGCGCCAAGTTGCTGGCGATACACCTAAGGAATACTAGGCGCGAAAAGTATGCCAAGACAAAATTGGTGGTGACAAAGTGAAAGAATCAACCAAAGATTTCTTAGTAGGGATAGCGTTCGGGTTAGCCTTAGCGGTTGTCTTTGTGCTGGCCCTATAACCATACAGCGAGCGCCGACTTGACAAAGGGTCGGCGTTCTGCTAGGCTAACACCATAAGTAAATAGAGGATACAAAACAACAGGATGCCCATAATTCCTGAGAATCCGGGAGATAACCGACTCTGCCCAAAATTCCTAAGCCCTAAAATCCCCGCGGGTTTTTTGTCTAGTCTATCAAACTAATTGCAGTTTGTCAAGCTTTTTTTATAACGATTCGGTAACGAAACTTTTATAACGATTTGGTAACAAGTGACACGAAACTCTAAAACTGTGCTAGGCTATAGCTATCAAACAAAGGGAGAAAAATGGATTCAATTCAATTGAGATTAATCGGTATCGCGCTAAGAACTGAGATTTGGAGTTGGGACACTAGGCGAATGACTATGACACGAGAACCAGGAATGAAAATCCTAGAGCGCCTGACGGGTATTGACACTTACGCCGAATTTGGCAAAGGTAAAAAGGGACGCTTGAACGCTTTCAACTGGGTAAACGAGACCCTAGAGCTGAACGGACTAGACACAGTTCCGCTAGAACGCTAACCCTAACCGCGAGCGCCGACCCTAAAAAGTCGGCGTTTTGCTTTGTCTAATTTAGCCCGACTTTTTTGGGGGTTTTTTGTCTAGTCTAGCAGACTAATCCCTAATTGTCAAGCCCCTTTTGGTAACGATTTGGTAACGATACAGCGAGCGCCGATTATAACGATTTGGTAACGGGCTTGACTTTTGTTCGCTTTTGTGCTAAGCTGAATCTGACACTCAAAATACGACCCGAACACTTGTTCGCATTGGAGTAGTCTAGCATACTTTCCAAAGTTTGTCAACCCCGATTCGATAACGATTTAGTAACGCCACCAGCGCCTCGCTAAGGGCATAACGCAACCCCCTTGGTATGATTATGACCAAGTGATACCTAATGGCGTTAGAACGCCTGCAGTAGCTTCCTAGGGCATACCCCTTGTTATTAGGCTTATGCACAGTATCAAGGGCGTTACCAAACTGTTATAAACTAATCTTGCCAACTGCAACACGAAAGCCAATAAGTGTGCTAGGTTATGACCAACAACGAAACGAAGGAGTAAGATGACAAACGAACAAGTGTTCGATAAGTTATGGGAATTTTTTTATGACGCGAAAGACCAACAAGACCGCGAGACAATAGAGAAAGCTATCCTGAAAATCCTTAGCGTAGTCGGTGAAGATTGATAGCGCCACCATTAGGTCAATCTTGGAATGCCGAATTAGGATGGCATGATGATGATAGCAGGAAGACTATCTATCTTGATGATAATGGAAAGATGGTAATTCATTCCTGAGAGTTGTCTGGGAAAAGGTGTCTAAAAATGGCACTTTTTCCCTAGATAGTAGCACTATGCGTTATGTTGTATTATAATTATAATAATACATAACACTTACTACTAACCAACACACGAAATTTGTCGTTTCCGACCCTTTTTTACGGCGTGTCGCGAGTATTTTCTATCAGGAAACTCTCAGGAATGCCCTAAAAGTGTTATAACACGACCTATTATAGTATGCCCTATTATGTTGCAATACAACACTTTTGCTTATGTTGTATTATACTATAATAACACAATACACTTTGTAGGATACCTACAAAAGCTTTGTAGAATACCTACAAAGACTTGGAGGAAAATACGTTACCAGAATGTTACCAAATAAACTTGACAAACACCATAATCTGTAGTAAGTTGTAACCATAACCAATCAGGAGGAATACTATGGCAACAATAGCAAAAGCTAAGGCAAAAGCCAACGGGACTTATGTTCATGTCCCTAATCCCAATAAGTCAAAGTTGACACACTTTACCAAGATAGCATCGGGGTATTATAAATGAGCAACATAAACATTATCGAGGACGCAACTGGTCACCTAGTAGACTTGGAGTATTTTTGCGGAGACTATTGTGCAAAATCCTCAGAACACTATGCGGGATGGTATGGTTGCGTGGAATTGTATACTCAAGAATCTTGCCAGAATTGTGGCAAAACTTTGAACTTCGTGGAGGACAACTGATGATGCCATATAGGAGAGTTCTGAGCGATTCATGGAAACTGTATGAATGTTGCGGTTGCGCTGAGTTGTTCGCTGAATACTCGGAAACTATCGGGCATAATAGTTGTAAATAAACTTGACAAACTCCAAGAACTATGCTAGGCTTTAGCCATAACCAATTGGGAGGAAACTAATGCAAGACGGCACTTACCTTTATCAGAACGGCAACTATCATCCTATCAGAATGACGGACGGATTTTGGGTCGCTGAACGCGAACTAGACCCCTCAGAACTAACCAACGGGATGATAGTCGGAGTGTGGACGGATAGCGAATCAGGAAAAGTCTGGCTAGACAAGACACGCCTAGTTCGTAACTTGACAAAAGCCAGAATGTATGCTACGCTTTGGAACCAGATAGCAATTTGGGATAACGCCAACGAAAAGGAGATTACAATTGCAAACTAGATTTGATTACGCGCTTGAGATAGAAAACTACGGCACGATTATAGCCAAGGGACGTGACGGCAAAGGTTACAAGACTAGCGAAAAGGCGTGGAGCGCCCTAGAAAAGGCGATAGGAGTATCCAACCATTGGGGTCTGGCGGTGAGTGGTAATGTTAGAGTGCATGAAGATAATACTGTGTGACCATTGCCAGGAATTTTACATAGAACACAATTACAACAGCGACTTATTCGCAACGGACGTTTACCATTGTGAAGAATGCAAGAGCAAGGAAAGTAACAATTAGGTAACGGGACTTGACAAGTCACACAAAGTGTGGTAAGTTATGACTAACAACAAAACGAAGGAGACAAAATGGCAACATACCTAGTAAACATGAGTGAATTGCACACCGCGGTTATAGAAGTCGAAGCCGAGAGCGAGGAGGAAGCCAGAGCAGAAGCTTCCGCGCTGTATTTTGAGGAAAAGCTATACTTCGACGAAATTCAAATGGGCATAGGTGATGTGGAGTTGCTTGATGTATAAGAACATAAGCCTAGAAGTGGAGGATACTGAGTGGCTTATGGAGCTACTAGAGAACACAGCGCCGAACAACACCGATGAAACTTACCAGATTGAATCATTGTATCAAAAGCTCAGAACTATCCGAGAAGAATTTTGGAACGAGGATTGAAATGCTTTATCGCAATTGCGGAAAGTGTGCTAGGATAACTAAGCACGATTACAACACAAAGCTATGCCTAGCTCACGACACAGAACAACACCGACAAGAGAGCAAGGAGGGCGCAACATGGTAAAACTAAGCGAGGAGGATGCTAATGACTAGATACGAAGTGTCACTAACGATAGATTTCGTAGGAGAGATAGAAGCTGATAGCGCCGAGGAAGCTGAGAGGCTAGCTATCTATGATGAAACTTGCCAATACTTTGGAGTGGATTCTATTGACGTGAGAGAGATAGAAGAGGAAGATGAAGCCGAAGACGAAATAATCGACCAAGAAGATTTAGAAGAAGAGAAGGAAGAAGGAGACAGCACATGGGCGAGCTAATTATGATAGGCATGGGCGAGACTAAGAAGATTGACCTAAACAACACGACACCAGAACAAGTTATGGAAGATTTGACAAACAACAAATAGTATGATAGGTTATAACCAACAACAACAACAAGGAGGATTCAGAATGAATGAATGGGCAAACGGAAGCATGATAAACGAAGATGCAATTGACAAGCTAACCGAAGAACAAGTTGCTGAACTGCTAGACATCCTAAGGGACTTCTAATGGGGTCGGCTATGGCGTATGACCTAGCAGATTCAACCGACATTGACACAGCGTTGTCAATTCACCTACGAGCTAATCACTATCCGCCAATTGGTATTGAGATGATACCAGTGTGCAAGGAAGCGATTCAACTATCGCGAGAAGGGTTGCACCAGTCCTTGGTGGACTTGCCAACAGGAGTTAGTTACCGGAACGACATGACCGCGCCAGCATGGGCTATCGTGGACGCACATCACCTACACGCGTGGGTTGACCAGGAATTGGAGGACTAAGATGCCGACTTATCTAGCACACTATTCAACAGGTGAATACGGAAAACTATGGTTCAAAGCGGATTCGTTTGAACACGCCGAACAGTTGATTGCAAAAGTATTGGAATGCGAACTCTTGTTCGATGAATTGCCTGACCTAAACACAAAGCCGCAAGGCGATGAGCTAGACATTGACGGCTTGGAGGAAATGCCCTAATGGAATGCCCAAGGCACGAAGGAAGCTACGATTGCACACCCTTTTGTAACCTATGCGAGGGCAACCAAGAATACGAAACTAAGGAGATAACCAAATGACCAAATGGATAGAGAACGAGCACGCTGAAGCAGAAGCAAACTTAGAGTATCAACGACAAGCAATTGCTAGGGGTGGTGGAAGCGTTAGCGAACTAGATTATGCAATTGGATACCTAGACGCAATAACTAACGCTTGGAACGAAGAGTCTGGAATGACCGAAAACGACAACCAAGAATACGAAACTAAGGAGACAACCAAATGAGAGTAATGCTAATCGAGTCAAAAGTTGACGAACTAATTGACGAACGCTACAAAGACACAATCATGGCTCATGCTGACAAGTTAGTTCACTGGGACACCTTGGAGATTTCGCAAGAGAACTACCAACGATACGAGGATTTACGAACAGAGTTATACGAACTGATAGAGACACTAAAAGGTAACTAATAATCACACAAGAACATAGGATGCCCTCGCAGATAACTGCGGGGGTTTTCCTTTTTCCGACACGATAAAAATTAGTTTGCAAATGTGCTTGCTATTTTTGCAGGAAGATGCAATACTATCTACACGAACGATGAAAGGGACAAAATGCAAGAGCGAGTTACTTGGGTTGATTACAGTTGGAAAGACTCAGAGATACCTGGAGACACAAAGGCACAAGTTGTGATTCTGAACGACAGCAACAAGTATGAGCAGATGTCTGCGGACGAGAGCTTCGATGAGCGTATCTGGTTCTACTTCCAAGACGAGGCAGAGTTTCAGCGTGCCTTTGATACAAGCAATGACGAGTTTGAGTTTGTAATTACCAGAGAGGAAAACTAATGAGCAAGGTTATTAGAGCAAGCATTGTTTTTGAATACTTGGTGGATGGGGATG